ATCATGGCCTACCAGACCGTCCAATCTCAGGGCAACGCCACCGTCACGCTGACGGCCAATCAGCGCATCGTCGTCCAGACCCAGGGCACGGCCACCGTGTATCAGGTGGTCGGCTTCCCGAACTACCCGACCACGAACAGCCTGCTGCAGACGGTGGTGAACACCACCTACACCTCGTCGGCTTTCGCCAACGGCGCCACGATCATCGTGGAAGCCGGCGACTTCCCCGTTCTGTACGAAGTGGGCACCGCGCCGCACGTTTCCAACGATGGTGACTGGAACCTCCAGAACGACCCCATCGCGCTGAACGCCACGGGCGACCTGACTGCCGCGATGATCCTGGGTGGCATCGTCACCTCCACCACCGCTGCGGCCGTGACGGCCACGCCCCCGACCGGCACCGTGCTGGACGCGGCCACCACGCTGGCAATCAACGACTCGGTGGACTTCAGCGTCATCAACACCGGCGCGACCAACGCCTTCACCATCTCGGTGGGCGGTGGCGTAGCGGGTTGCACGCTGGTCGGGAACATGGCGGTTGCACTCAGCAGCTCGGGCCTGTTCCGCGCTCGCAAGACTGCTGCGGCCACCTACACGATCTACCGTATCGCGTCCTGATCGCTGGTAGACTCTCACGCGGGCGGTTAGGGTTGGGAGTTCCTGGCCGCCGCCCGCGTTTTCACATCTGGAGCGCACCATGCCGTTGAAGAAGGGCTACTCGCAGAAGTCGATCGGCGCCAACGTCTCCAAGGAGATGAAGGCCGGCAAGCCCCAGAAGCAGGCCGTGGCCATCGCCCTGAACACGGCGCGCACCGCTGCCATGAAGGCCGGCAAGCCGAGCAAGGGTCCAGGCCCTGCACCGAAGGGCAAGAAGTGAAGAAGCCCGCCGGCCTGTACGCTGCAATCCACGCCAAGCGCGAGCGCATCGCCGAAGGCAGTGGCGAGAAGATGCGCAAGCCTGGCGCCAAGGGCGCGCCCAGTGCCGCCGCATTCCGTGAGTCGGCCAAGACCGCAAAGCCGAAGGGCAAGAAATGAGCGACGACATCACCGTGGTCTACCGCAGCCCTGGCCCGCACTTCGGGCCTCCGGGGAAGACCTATGACATGAAGGGCGTGGCGCCCGAAGACCTCGGCGCGGCCATCGCTGACGGCTGGCATGAGTCGTTCCTGGCTGCGCTGGGCCTGGAGCCCGCTGCACCCACGCCAGCACCGGCCCCTGAGCCTGCAGACAACGCCCCGCCGACCCGCGCTGAGATGGAGCAGCAGGCTGCGCTGCTGGGCATCAAGGTGGACCGCCGCTGGAGCGACGAGACGCTGATGGCCAAGATCACCGCCGCCATGACACCTCCGGCACCGGCCGACGACGACCCGATCTGAGGCCGAGATGGGTTACTCCAAGCGCCAGTTTGTCGAGGCCTCGCTGGAAGAGATTGGCCTGGCGTCCTACGTCTTCGACTTGACGCCACAGCAGATCGAGAGCGCCGTTCGCCGGCTGGATGCGCAGATGGCATCGTGGAATGCCCTAGGCATCCGCGTGGGTTACCCACTGCCGGGATCTCCGCAGGACACCGGCCTGGACGACGAGACGAACGTGCCGGATAGCGCCTACGAGGCGATCATCACGAACCTGGGCATCAAGCTGGCACCCAGCTACGGCAAGACGGTATCGCCCGACACCAAGGCCACGGCCAAGCGCACCTATGACACGCTGCTTTCGCGGGCGGCCATGCCGATGGAGATGCAACTGCCCGCGTCCATGCCGCGTGGTGCCGGTGCCAAGGCCTACGATGATCCGTTCGTGGACAACCCCGAAGAACCCATCCTGGCGGGCCGTGACGGCCAACTTGAATTCTGAGAGGCGCACATGCCGACGATCAATCAACTCCCGCTGCTGACGCAGGTTTCCGCAGGCGACCAACTGCCGGTCTACAGCCCGAACAACGGGGACGCACGGCGCCTGCCGATGTCGGCCCTGCTGTCCTACTTCCAGCAGCAGTTCGCATCGCCTACGGTGGCGGTGAACCTGTACGTTCCCTCCACGGGCTTCAACATCGCGGCGCCCACGCCGATCAGCGAGCAGCAGTGGATTCTGCTGCAACCTGCCGGCACGCTGGCCGCCGGCACCGTGACGCTGCCATTGAACACATCGACGCCTGACGGCACTGAGATTCTGGTGACGACCACGCAGACCATCACTACGTTTGCCGTGGGGCTCAATGGCGCGACTGCGGCGTTTGGTGCGCCTACCACGCTGGCGGCCAATGCTTTCTTCCGGCTCCGGTTCTATCAGCCGACCAATTCCTGGTATCGCATTTCCTGACGAGGCACACATGGCAGTCCAAGCAGCATTCAACCCGGCCTACGGCAGCGGCGTTACGGTGTCGCCAGGCGTAGCGTCCGCATCCAGCACGGTGGGCGGTGGCAGCAAGGCGCTGGCCATCACCAATCTGAGTTCAACGGTGGTGGCCTACGTGCGCGTGGGCGAAGGCTCGGCAACGGCCACGACTGCCGATTACCCCGTTTTGCCATCCACGCAGATCGTTCTGTCGAAAGCGCAAGACCAGAACGTGGTGGCGTACATCGCCCCGGCTGGTGGCGGATCGCTTCACATCATGGCCGGCGAGGGGTACTGATGTTTCCGGTGACGCGCTCGACAAGTCGGAGTCGCTTTTTTAAGCCGGCTGCGGCAACCCCTGCGCCGGCCACCGATCCCTTTTTCGAGTACGTCCCCCTGCTGCTGAACACCAGCGCAACGAACGGCGCTCAGAACAACACGTTCCTCGACAGCAGCACCAACAATTTCAGCATCACCCGCAACGGCGACACCACGCAGGGGTCGTTCAACCCGTACATGCCCAGTGGCTACTGGAGCGGGTATTTTGATGGAAACGGCGACAACCTAAGCGTTGCATCTGCGACAGCGTTAAATCTGTCTAGCGGCGACTTCACGATTGAAGCATGGGTATTTTGGTCGGGTTCAAACGCGAACTCAACCATCATAAATAAAGATGGACTTGTTGCTTCCTCATACCCGTCCTACGACATATCTCTAAACGGCAGTGGATTTATAATTTGTTATATTGGAAGCGGAAACGGTACATCGTCAATCCAATCAATTACATCAAATACTTTGCTACCAACAAATACATGGGCGCACTTGGCGTTTGTCAAAAACGGCACTACTCTGACTTTGTATCAAAACGGAGTTAGTGTTGCCTCTGCCACCCAAACGGCAACTATTACAGATGGTGGTAAAGCACTGCTGATTGGTTATCACGCAGGGCAAGCTACTGGGTATTATTTCAACGGCTACATCAGCAACGCTCGCGTAGTCAAAGGCACCGCTGTCTACACCGCCAACTTCACACCTTCCACCACCCCGCTGACGGCCATCACCAACACCTCCCTGCTGTGCTTGCAGGACAACCGCTTCAAAGACAACAGCACCAACGCCTTTGCCATCACGGTGAATGGTGACGCGCGCATCAGCAAGTTCGCGCCGTTCAACCCGCCAGCGTCTTACAGCACGGCCTCGTATGGGGGCAGTGGGTATTTTGATGGGACGGGGGATTTTCTTGTTCCGCCGCTTAATACGGCGCTAAACCCAGGCACAGGGGATTTCACGTTTGAATGCTGGTTTTATGCCAGCGCAGCAGTAGGCAATTCTTCACTTTTTGAAGGCACAAGCAACGGTCTATCAGTGACGTTTAATTCAGGCAAGTTAAGTGTTGCGCATTCTGGTGTCACTTACCTAATCACAGACGCAAACAATTTTGTAATCAATCAGTGGTCGCATATTGTTGCAGTGCGTTCTGGCACTACGCTGTCTTTGTTCAATAACGGCACAAGAGTAGCAACTGCGACCAACTCAACCAATTTTGTTTCATCCACGGAAAATCGAATTGGCAGAGACGCTATAGCAAATTACATAACAGGCTACCTGTCTAATTTGCGCATCGCTAAAGGCACCGCAGTCTACGACCCGACGCAAACAACGCTGACAGTACCCACCTCCCCACTCACCGCCATCACAAACACCAGCCTGCTGCTGAACTTCACCAACGCAGGCATCTTTGACGCGGCCACGATCAACGATGGTCAGACCGTGGGCAATGCTCAGGTCAGCACCACGCAGGCGAAGTGGTCTCCGACCAGCATGTCGTTTGATGGCACGGGCGACTATGTGACCGTCATTGACAAGCCAGAACTGCGCATTGGCACAGGCGACTTCACCATCGAAGGCTGGGTGTACCTCAACGCTACGGGCGTGGCCTACGGGCTGGTGAGCAAGGGCACGGCCACTACGGGCTGGTCGGTCAACGTCACCTCTGGCAACAAACTTCAGTTCAGCTACACCGCCACGCAACTGACGGGCGCTACCTCGCTGGCATCCGGCACTTGGTACTACTTTGCTGTGGTTCGGTCTGGCACGGCATCGGGCAACCTGCGGGTCATTCTAGATGGAGCCACTGACGCCACCAGCGCGGGTGCGGTGAACGACAACTTCAACCAGACCAGCACGATGTATGTCGGCGCTGACCGCGTGGCTGGTTCGGTGCTGAACGGCTACTTGCAGGATGTCCGCATCACCAACGGATACGCCCGCACGACCTCTACACCCACCGCAGCCTTCCCGACGCTATGACGCTCTACAGCAAAAACGGATCCATCCCGAAGCCGCAGACGGACGGCACACCCGGCTGGGTGGAGGTGCCTGAGCCTCCTGTGCCTGGACCCGGTGAGGAAACGGTCTGGTGGTGCCCGCCTGGGTGGGTGGTGCGGCCTGTGGAGCCTGCG